CTCGAACTCGTTGTCCCCGGCCGGACGCGCCACACGGACCGCGGGCTCATCGAAGCTGATGCCGTTCTTGTTGGCGAAGTCGGCGATGTTCTGCCGCGTCGTCCCGAGGAGCACCGCCGTCTCCTTCCGGCTGAGACCGATGTCGATGGCGCCGCGGACTTGGACCTTGCGAGCGGCAGTCGTGGCGTTCGGCCACCACAGGCGGCGGCTCATACCGACACCGCAGCAAGGGCGGCACGGCCGGCCTCGGTGATACGGCAACATGCAACGAAGCCAGCGTCGGTCAGCCAAGCCAGTTCGGCCTTCGTGATTGTCGCCTGTTCAGGATCAGCGCCTCCTCGCATCGCTTGGAAGTGCGTCCACTGCGAAGGATGACCGTGAGCCGCCGACAGCTTGCCAGTCGCCGATGCCTGCTTCCACCCGAACCATTCCGGCGGACGTTGAGATGCGAGCAATTCCAGAAATCGATATTGGTCTTTTGTCATCGTCGCTGCCACGGCTACGCCGAGCCTCCCATCACATACCGGGCGGGCTTGCCCTTGACGGACCGGATGTCGTGACCGCGCTTGCGAAGGGTGCCGGCGATGTAGCCGCGCAGCGTGTGCCGCTGCCAACCCGTCGCGGTGAGGATGTCATCGACCAACGCGCCGCCAGGCTGCGACACAAGGGCGACGATGATGGCCGCTCGCGACGGGCCACGCGCTACCTTCTCAGGATCAACCTTGTTGCCGAAGCGGTCCCGAGTCCCGGCGGCCTTCTCTTCCTCGACGCGGGCGCGACGCTCTGCCCGCCGCGCGTCGATTTCCTCCGCGCTCGATCGCGTCGGCGGGATGGCGCGGATGGCGGACATGAGTCCCGCGCCGGCAAGGGGTTTCGGCTTGGCGGGCATGTCGGCGGGCTTGGGCTTGGTCGGCGCGACGGGCGCCGGCTTCACGGCGGGGGCCGGGTGTCCCGCAATAGCCGCCAGATCCTCAGCGGTGAAGGCGTCGCACGCTTCCTCAATCGCCTCCGGGGAAATCATCAAGTCCGTATGACCGGGCGCCTCGCTCGACGTCGGCACCGGCGGGCCAAGGATGACGGCCTCACCGGCGACATACTCTTCGATCTCACGGCCGATGGCAGGGTCGTCCTTGTTCGCGCCAATGATCTGCACGGCAGGGTGCCACGCGCCATCAGCCGCCACCGGCTCAGCGGCCTCAAGGCATCGCCACTTGAATGCGTCCGCCAGCTTGCGGGCGGCCCTCTTGGCATTCGACTTCACCGTATGCGCTTTCACGCCAGCCTCCTTCGATTGCAAATAGCTATTGATGATGACATTTTGCAAACGTAGGCGTAACACAGCGATATGCGCGGCGCATAGAGGAAAAGATCAATGGGAGCGGCTTTGATACGGCAGGGGATGAGCGTGCGCGCCTTCGCCAAGTCGGTCGGCGTCAATGAGGCGGCCATTCGCCAAGCGGTGCAGAACGGTCGGCTCGCCGATGCTGTCTTCAGCGATGGCAGCCTCGACGAGGTTGCCGCTCGCGTCCTTTGGCTCAAGACGACGAACACGTCGCGGCAGAAGTCACCGGCACCGCGGTCGAAGCTAGCCGGTGATGCCGACCGCGCGCGTGGGATCAACGACGTCAAATTCGACAAGCTCGAGGTGGAGCTCGAGAGAGCCCGCCTCGACCTGGCGGATCAGAAACGGTCGTCGATTCCCTATGCCGCGGCTCGCAAAGCGCTCGCTGGGTTCATGCGCCTATACCGAGACATCTGCCTGCAGTTCGCCGTGCGGCATGGGCCGGCAATTGCAGCCGAGATAGGATGCGAGGAAGGGCCGCTGATCGCAGCACTTTCGGCGCACATGCGCAGCGCTCTCCATGAAGCATCGGGCAACCGCCGCCCATTCCCCAAGGTGGCCGAGGTGGTCGCTCCGGTCGAGGACGGCGCGTGAACGCGCACGTCGTCCCGACGCCGGACCCATCCATCGGGCTTATGATCGATTGCCTCGAGGGATCGTTCCTGCCTGACCCGCCGCTGATGGTTTCAGAATGGGCAGACGAACACCGTGAACTGGCTTCGGTCTCCTCGGCCGAGCCGGGAAAATGGCGCACAAGCCGGACGCCATACCTCCGCGAGATCATGGATTGCCTCTCGGCGTATTCGCCCGTCGAAGAGGTGGCTGTGATGAAGGGCGTGCAGGTCGGCATGTCGGAGGCGGCGTTCAATTTCGTCGGCTATGCCATCCATCACAACCCCGGTCCCATGATGTACGTCATGCCGACCGAAGGGATGATGAAGAAGTTTTCTAAGACGCGCATCGATCCGATGATTGAGGCGTGTCCGGCTTTGCGCGAGCGCGTGAAGCCAGCCCGTGCGCGGGACAGCGACAACACCGTCCTGCAGAAAGGCTTTGAAGGCGGCGTCCTAATCCTGACCGGCGCGAATTCCGGTTCCGGGCTGCGCGGCCTGCCAGTCGGCAAGCTCGTTCTCGATGAGGTCGACGGCTACCCGGTCAGCGCCGATGACGATGGCGACCCGGTTACGCTGGCGACCGACCGAACATCGACGTTCAAAGGCCGGAAGAAAATCTTCAAGCTGTCGACGCCGACGCTGAAAGAGACGAGCCGCATCGGCAAGGCCTACCGCGAAGGCGATCAGCGCCGGTACATGGTGGCCTGCGAGGGGTGCGGCGCTCGGCAGCCTATCACCTGGGATCGCATCAAGTGGGAGGCCGGCAAGCCTGAGACGGCAGCGTTTGTTTGCGCCTCGCACGACCCCGAGACCGGCGAGCTGTGCGAACACCGTCATCCGGAACACCGCAAAACCGCCTTACTGGCTGGCGGCGTCTGGACGCCGACCGCGACATCGACGCGGCCACGGATGCGGAGCTATCACCTCAGCGCGCTCTACTCGCCTTGGTACACTTGGGGGGAGTGCGCCTTCCGGTTCATCGGCGCCAAGGATGATCCGTCCCGGCTGCAGCCGTTCGTCAACAACATCCTCGGCGAGGAATGGGAGGATATCGGCGGCGAGCGGATTGACCCCGGCTCGCTGATGGCGTTGCGGGAAACCTACGCCGATGTGCCTGCGCGCGCCGCGTTACTCACCGCCGGTGTCGACGTTCAGCCCGACCGACTTGAGGCAGAGGTGGTGGCCTGGGGGAAAGACGAAGAGTCGTGGTCGGTCGACTACCAGATATTCCCTGGCGACCCGAACGACCTCGAGGTGTGGGATGCCCTCGACGATTACCTGTCAAAGCGGTGGCCGCATCCGGGGTTTGAGAACGGCATGCCCATCACCGCCGTGGCGATCGACACCGGCGGCGCGAACACTCAGGCGGCATATCGGTTCATCCGCCCGCGCGAAGGCCGCCGCATATGGGGCATCAAGGGCTATGCGGGCCGGCGCGCGGTATGGCCGCGCAAGCCGTCGCGGAACAACAAGGGCAAGATCAATCTCTATCCCATCGGCGTCGATAGCGCGAAGGAAGTCGTCATCGCGCGCTTGTCGAAGGTTGGTCCCGATGCGTCGGGTGCCGGCGCCTGCCATTTCTCCGAGGACGTTTGGGACAAGGACGCATTCGACCAGCTGACCGTCGAGCGGAAGCGGACGCGCTACGCGAAGGGCTTCCCGATCGTCGAATGGTGGAAGCCGGATGACGCCAGAAACGAGCGCCTCGACTGCCGCGTCTACGCCTATTCCGTTCTGCAGGGCCTGATCGTCATGGGGCTCAATCTCAATATGGAGGCGGCGAGGGTGGCAAGCATGGTCCAGGCGCGAGCGGCAGCAGAGGTGCCGGACGGCACCGAGACGGTCATTGATGTCAATGCTGTCGAGGTTGCGCGGAATCGTGGAATCCCCGCATCCCGCGAGGATGCTAAACAGCCGAAGGCAAAGCCTCGCCCGCGGCGCCGCGTCACCGCGTCCCCGTTCATGGACTAGGCCAAAGGAGTGGGGATGGCCGACACGACCGAACTTGAGGCACAGCGCGCGGCACTGAAAAAGGCCATGCGCTCGGGTGTCCTGTCGGTCGAGCACGGCGACAAAAGCGTCCGCTACCGCAGCATGAACGAACTGCGCGCGGCACTGGCAGACATTGACGCCGAGATCGAGGTTGCCGCCGGCACTCGCCGCAGCCGCGTCTTCTACCTTTCCAACAATCGGGGGCTCTGATGGTCGAGAAGCCCCGTTTCCGCGTTCCCGCCGGTTCGAGCCGGACGGCCGGCGCAATGGGCGATCCGTTCAAGGCGCCAGGCAACGGCGCGTCGTCCTTCGAGGCGGCTGGGCAGGGCCGTCGCCTTCGCGGGTTCAATCCATCGCGCAACCACGTCAACGCAGCACTGCAGCGGTCTGGCTCGACTCTCGTCGCCCGCGCGCGCTGGCTCTACGAGAACAACGGCTACGCCGGTAACGCGGTCGACGAGTTCACTTCGGCGGCTATCGGCGACGGCATCAAGCCTCGGCCAAAGATCAAGAACAAGGCGCTGCGCTCTGCGCTGATTGATCTCTTCTGGCGCTGGACTGAGGAGGCCGACGCCGATGGCGTGACGGACTTCTACGGCCTGCAGGAGAAGATTGCCCGCGAGGTCTATCTAGCCGGCGAGGGCTTCGTCCGCATTCGCGCGCGCCGTCCCGGCGACATGATGACGGTGCCGTTCCAACTGCAGTTCCTTCCATCGGAAATGCTCGACCCGACATTCAACGCGGTTCTGGTCAACGGCAGCTACATCCGCGCCGGCATCGAGTTTGACGCCATCGGCCGCCGCGCTGCCTACCATTTCTGGCGGAATCACCCCGGCGACGATCGCCCGTTGAACGGCTCGGCGCTGCGCGACCGCGTGCGCGTGCCTGCGGTCGACGTCATGCACGTCTATGACGGGCGCCAGGGCGGTCAGATCCGAGGCGTGCCGCGCGTCGCGCGCGTGCTGGTTAAGCTGTTCGTTCTTGAGAGCTACGATGATGCCGAGCTTGAGCGGAAGCGCTCGGCCGCCCTGTTCACCGCGTTCCTTATCGGCCGCGGCGAGAACCCGCTCGGTCCGGTGAATGTTGACAGCGACGGCGTCGAGCTTGAGCCTGAGCCGATTGCGCCGATGCAGCCCGGCGCGATGGTCGACCTTGGCGACGACAAGGACATCAAGTTCTCGTCGCCGACTGAGGTCGGTGGCAGCTACGAGGCGTTCCAGTATCGCAACCTGACGCAGATCTGCGCCGGGCTCGGCGTACCGTACGCCTACGTTACCGGCGATGTAGCCAAGGGCAACTTCTCGAACGTCCGGACCGACATCATCCGGTTCCGCCGCCGCGTGTCTCAGTGGCAGAACAACGTCATGATCTTCCAGGCGTGCCGCCCCGTGTGGAAGCGGTTCGTTGACCTGGCGGTCATGGGAGGCTTCGTTGACATCGACGACTATGCCGTCAATCCGACGCCGTATTGGGCCGTCGATTGGTTGCCGCCGCGGATGGAGTGGATTGATCCGGCCAAGGACGTGAAGGCTGAGCGCGAGGCCGTCCGGGCCGGATTCAAGACGCGAACGCAGGTCGTCGCCGAGCGCGGCTATGACCGCGAGGACGTCGACGCCGAGTTCGCCGACGAGCGCGGGCAAAATGTCGACGACCTCGTCTTCGATACGGATGCCGGCGCCGTTTCAGCAAACGGCTCGATGGTGCCCACTGCCGTGCCGGCCTCGGAAGCCGACGACGAGGAAGACGACGAGGCTCCGGCCAAGACGACTGAGGAAGCCGATGCCGATTGATCTCCCGCACATCGCGTCCCGCGTTTTCGGCACGCCTCTCTTGTTGCACCGGGGCAAGCTCGACACGATCCTGTCCGCCATTGGTCCGCGTCTGCTGAACGGGCTTGAGGTCGAGAAGACTGCCGAGGTTGAGAGTCTGCGCAACGAACGTCGTGAGCGCTCGGCATTCGTCGGTGCTCGCAGGTCGTTCGCTGCCGGCGGCTACCTGGCCGATGATGGCATTGCCGTGTTGCCGATCTACGGGACGCTCATCCGCCGGGGCTCCTGGCTGGACTCCGCTTCTGGCATGACCAGTTACGGCGCGATGATGGAAGGTGTGACCGACATCATGTCGAGCCCTGAGGTTCGCGGACTTATGCTCGAGATGGACACGCCCGGCGGTGAGGCCGGCGGGGTCTTCGATCTGACGGACTTCATTCGGACCGCGAGCGAGTCAACCGGCAAACCTGTGTGGGCGCACGCCAACGAACTGGCGGCCTCGGCCGGCTACGCCCTGGCGTCCGCAGCATCTCGAATTTGGGTGCCAACCACCGGCGAAGTAGGGTCGATCGGAGTCGTCGGCGCCCATATCGATCAGAGTGCCTACGACGCCAAACTTGGCGTGAAGTGGACGTACATATTCTCGGGCGACCACAAGGTTGACGGCAATTCACATGAGCCGCTGACGGACCGCGCCGCTACCGAGATCCAGCGCGACGTTGAAGACCTCTACGGAATGTTCGTCGACCTCGTAGCGCGGAATCGTGGAATCACCGTCGAAAAAATCCGTGCTACCAACGCTGACATCTACCGGGGGCGTCGCGCCGTCGATTCAGGACTTGCCGATGATGTCGGCACCTTCGACGACGCGATGGAAGCCTTTGCGGCAAGCATTGACGAATTGCAATCGTCGACCGGCGTTAATGCCAGTTCGTCGACTGTCAGGAGAAGCCTTATGGCCGGACGTTCCGCAACCGCCCCGAAGCCGGGCGCCACCGAGGCGCAGACCGAGGACGAGGTCGACAAGGACGCGCCGAAGGGCGGCAAGGCCGAGAAGGACGAAGGCAAGGACGACGAAGCCGACGAGGGCAGGCCGACGCCTGCCAGAGAAAAGGCCGACGAGCCCGATGCTGCCGCCGTCGCCAGTTCCGCCGAGCGCAAGCGTTGCGCCGATCTCAGCGCCATCGGCGTCCAGGCAACCCGCATGGGCGTGAAGTTCGACGTCGGCGCCGCCATCGAAAAGGGCACGAGCCCCGATGCCGCGCGGTCGGCGGTCATGAAGGCGGCGTCGGAAAAGGACGCCGCCGAGACCACCACCCATGTCGCTCCGGCGGGCAAGTCCGGCGGCGGCTCTTCGGCCGAGGGCACCGCCTCGGCTTGGAAGAAGGCAATGAAGCGCCGCTGAGCGGCAACTGAGGGACGGGCGCATGTCGCAGGTTTTGAACGAACGTCGTCGCACTGGCGCGTACATCCGCAGCGAGGCCGCCGACTCTTCGCGGTCGCGCGAGACCGTCATTTTCGCGGCGGCTGGGGCGATTGTCGCCGGCACCGTCTGCAAGGTGTCGGGCGGCAAGTATGTACCAATCGGCACCGATGGCACCGGCGCTGTCGCCATCGCCTACGACAATTACGACACCAGCACCGACAAGCGCGGTGTCGCCTCCGTCCGCGACATGGAAGCGAACGGCTACGAACTCGTCTGGCCTGCCGGCATCGGCGCGCCTGCCAAGGCTACTGCAATCGCTGCGCTCGCGGCGGTCGGCATCATCGTTCGCTACTGACGCGGCGCCAGGGGACCTACCACCATGCATATGGACATCTTCAACGACGATGCCTTCTCCGCGGTCAGCATGACGACCGCGCTGGAAGACTTCGACTTCAAGCCGGACCTCATCGGGTCGATGAACCTTTTCGAGGATGTCCCGATTGCCACCACGCATGTGTCGGTAGAGCGGCAGGGCAATCACCTTGCGCTTATCCCGACCACGCCGCGCGGCGCGCCCATCAATGAAGGCGTTCGCGACCGGCGCAACCTGCGCAGCTACGAGACCAGCCGTATTGCCAAGGGCATGACGATGCAGGCCTCCGAGATCCAGAACATTCGTGCCATGGGTACCGAGTCCGAGGTCGAGACGATGATCGGCTACGTCGGCCGGTACGAGCAGCGTCTCGTCACGGACGTCGAGGCGACGTGGGAAAACATGATGCTCGGCGCAGTGCAGGGCGTGGTGCTGGACGCGGACGGCTCGGTTATCATCGACTGGTTTTCGGAGTTTGGGATCGCCAAGCCTGCCGAGATCGATTTCGCGCTTGATACTGCCACGACGGACATTGAGAGCCTTTGCCGATCGGTCATCCGGAAGATGATCAAGGGCTCGAAGGGCGCTCTCACCGCAGGCTTCCGCATTGTGGGCCTTTGCGGCGACGTCTTCTTCGACAAGCTGACCAAGCACAAGACGGTCCGCGAGACCTATCTCAACATGCAGCAGGCGCAGGCGCTCAACCGCTCCTTCGGGGTCGCGACGCAGTCCGCCCTCGGCGCCGGCAGCTATGCCACCTTCGAATACGGCGGCATCCTGTTCATCAACTATCGCGGCACCGACGACTTTGATGACGCGGCGGCTTTGGCAGGAACGGCGGTCGGAACGGCTATGCTCGGCGTGCCGTCGACCAAGTGCAAGTTTTTCCCGATGAACTCGCGCGGCATTTTCCAGAAGGCGTTCGCGCCGGGCGAGGCCTGGGACTACGTCAACACCATCGGCAAGCCGCTCTACTCGCTGATGATCCGCGACGAGAAGCGCAATTTCTGGGTCCGGCCCGAGGTCTACAGCTACCCGCTGTACATCTGCAGCCGCCCCGAGATCCTCTACACGGCGCGCGCCGCCTAACCGCAAGGCTGCATCCGATGGACTGGAACGGGCTTCTCGACGGTATGACCGCGATCGTGCGGGATACCTTCGGGGAGCCCGTTTCGTATTGGATCGAAGCCACCGGGGAGACGATTGAAATCATCGGCATCTTTGATCCGGACTTCAAGGAAGTCGCCGCCGGGGGCACGATGCCGACGCTGTCGAAGGTGCCGATGCTCGAGGTTCGTGTCGATGACATCGGTGTTGATCCGATGCAGGGCGATAGGGTCACCGTGCAGGGCAGGCGCTACCTCGTCTCGGCGCCATGGCCTTCGTCGTCAGGAATGGTCAAGCTGCAGCTCCGGAAAATCTGATGCGCCACCCCCGAGAGATCATTCGCGACCGGTTCGCGGCGCTGCTGTCGACGCCCACTGACAGTCCGGCGCCTGTCTTCCCGACCGCCGCAAAGCGCCGTGTCTACAATAGCCGCGACCTGCCTCTCGATGCGGAGTCGGCCACGCCGGCCATCCTCATCTACACCCTGAGCGAGACGCTCGACCCGGTTGAAGCCATGGACGGCGGTATCCGCCGCCGGACGATGGACCTGGCGGTGCAGATCTACGAAACCGGCCTGTCTCGCGAGGGCGACCCCGGAGAGATGGACCTTGGCGCACTGCGCGTGGATGAAATCGCGTGGACGGTCGAGAACCTCGTTTATGCCGACCCAACCTTTGGCGGCCTTGTCGAGCGGTGCACCCTGAAAGAGACGAGCATTCAGGTGGCCGGAGACGCCGAGGAAACGGCCCTATGGGTGGCCGGCATGGCTTTCGAGGTCGTCTACGTCACTCACATGCGAGAGGCAGAGGGCACCACGCCGACGCAGATCATGCTTGGCTTCGACCCGGATACCGGACCGGGGAACGAGCCGGATTACTACGAGGTGTTTAACGCGCCGGATGTGGGGGACCTGCCATGACCGCCAGGCGCGACCCCGAACTGACTGAGTTGAACCGTCGAGTTGCCGGCATGGTGACGATTGGCACCGTGTCTCAGGTGGAACCGAAACTTGCGCGCTACCGCGTCAAGGCAGGGCTCATCGAGAGCGACTGGATACCCATGTCGCAGAGGCGCAGCGGCAACACGAAGACTTACGAGTCGCTTGATGTCGGGGAACAGGTTGTCATCGCCGCGCCTTCTGGCGACCTATCGCAAGGCGTCATCATCGGCAGCATTCCGACTGAAGAGCGGGAGGTCGGCGAGGACGCCAAGGACCATCGGTCCGTCTACGCCGATGGCGCGATCGTCGACTATGACGACAAGGCCCATGCCTACAACATCAAGATTCCCGCGGGCGGAAAGGTTGTCATCTCAGTCGGCGACACGCGTCTCGAAATGTCTTCGGACGGCATCAAACTCTACACGCCGGATTTCGAGGCCATCAGGACATGAGCTTTGGCGCTGCAGCCCGTCCAATCGATCGAGCCGGCGCCCCACACATGTCGGGCGCCATCAATTGGTTCAAGGTCGAGGGCAACGAGATTGTCGTTCTGGGCGACGTCGTTCGTCCGCACCTAACGGGAATCCATGCAAAGCCGCCGCTCATGATCGAGGCCAGCGCGTGGTTTCGTGTTGGTGGAATCCCGGTCTGCAGGGAAGGGCACCTCGCGGAATGTGGGCATGCCACCACGGGTCGGATGTGGTTTAAACTCAGCGAGTAGAGAGGAGGGGAACGATGGCGCTTGGCATAAACCGCGATACCGGACAGCCCCTCGAAGGCTTCTCCCATTTGCTGCAATCCGTCAGAGACATCCTCACGACCCGGAAGGGATCGCGGGTGATGCGACGCGACTATGGGTCGAATATCCCGAACCTCGTCGATCGGCCAATAGACGATGAACTGCGCGTCGACCTGTATATCGAGACGGCACAGGCGCTCTACGGTTACGAGCCGCGTCTGCGCGTTCTTGACGTTGACGTTTTGTCACGCTCATCCGGTCGCGTTGAGCTTTCGATGACAGCGGAATATTTGCCCGATGGCAAGGTCATCTCGTTGGAAGGGATCGTCATTCGATGAGTCTGACCACCATTGATCTATCGCAGCTGCCGGCGCCCGACGCCGTCGAGTCGCTCGACGTTGAGCTGATTTATGCCGAGACGCTCGCTGACTTTCGTGCTCGCTATCCCGCATTCACGGCGGTGCTTGAGAGCGACATGGTCCTCAAGCTTATTCAGGCCGTCGACTGGCGCGAGTATATCATGCGCCAACGCGTCAACGACGCTGTGCGCGCTGTCCTTTCCCCCTTCGCGAAGGGCGCCGACCTCGACAATGTCGCCGCCCGGCAGGGCGTAGCCCGACTGATCCTTGTACCTGCGACCGATGTTGTCCCGGCCGTCATGGAAAGCGACGCGAACCTGCTGCGCCGCTACCTCCTGTCGTTCGATCGCCCCTCTGCAGGGTCGGCGAGCCGGTACCTGTATGAGGTTTTCACCGTTTTTCCCGAGGCGGGGGACGCTTCGGTTGTCGGACGTGCTGTGCATGGCCGTCGCGGCGACACGGACATCGTTATTTCTGGTCCGGCGGGGCGGAATCCGACAGCAGAAGAGCTTGCGGCGGTACACGCGGCTGTTTTGGCGCCAGGTGTGCAGCCCGAAGCGGTCCGCGTGACGGTTTTGGCCGCCACCCGGCGCGAATACACCGCCAGTTTAGTCATTGAGGTCCCGAAAGGGCCGGATGCGGCCCTTGTTCGCCTCGAATGCGGGGCTCGGGTCCGCGCGGCGGCGAACGCGCGCACGATCATCGGCGGCGAAGTGCCAGAAGACCTCCTTTCCGGCGCCGCGTACGGCCCGAACATCATCAAAGTGCGAGACCTGGCGCCGGTGACGATCGTCGCCGACCCGTACGTGGTTCCAGTGTGCACGGCCATCAGCGTGGCGGTCGAGGTGCGGCCATGATGCTCACTGCCGACAGATACCTGCCGACGAATTCGACGCCCACCGAAAAGGCGCTCGCCGATGTCATGAGCGCCGACATCCCGTTGCCGCTCCGCGACATCGTGAACGCGGCCACGACTCCCGTCGAGTGGTTACCATTCCTGGCGGCTCATGAGAGCGTGGATCTCTGGTTCGAAGACTGGCCGGTCGCACGCAAGCGCCTCATGGTCGAGATGGCAACGGAGCTTGCGACGCTGAAAGGCACGCGAGCGGCCTCGGCCGCCTTCCTGGCATTTGTTGACGGCATTCTGCTGGATAAAATCTCTTATCCACGCCCGTTCGTCATAGGCCGGTCGCCGGTCGGTCGCACGCCAATCGGGCATCCCGCCTTCGCCGCCCGTCACCTCATCAAGGTGGAGACTCACAAGCCGGCGCGGTCCCTCGTTGTCGGTCGCCGCGTTCTCGGGCGCGCCGTGCTGCGCACGCCATCACGCGAACGCATCCGCCGCTGTCTCGAAGCGCTCAAGGTCGCGAAGGCGCCGGAAACCGACTTCCGCGCCGACTTCGCGCACGTGCGCCACATCCGCCTGTCCGATGGCGTGCCGCTCGATGGCACCTACCGCCTCGGGCAGTACCTCGACCGAATTCGTCTGTAAGGACCGCCATGACAAAGGTCACCCGTTTCACCGATGCCGAAGTTGCCGAGTCCGCCGACTTCGAAGCCGTCAGCCTTGCCGCACGCGAAGGCGACGAGGCAATTGTCGGCGGCGCGATCGGCTACCCCAACCATTGGGCCGACTTCACCGTGTCGACGCCGTCCTCGGTGACGGTGCGGGTGAACGAAGGCCGGTACTTTGCCGACAACGTCTTCTATGACCTCGATACCCCGGCCAACATCGACATGCAGGTGCATCTGCCGATCGTGGTAGGCGACGAGCGCTATGTCGCGATCCTGGCGCGCGGCGTCTCCGAGATCGTTGACCAACAGCGTTTTGTCGAGACGGACGTCGACACCGGCGAAACCGTCCTGACGCCGGTCCCGAAGATCGACCGCCGCTCGGTCGAGTTCGTGGTGCAGCAGGGCCTGTCGTCGCCGACGCCTATCAAGCCTGTCGTCGCCGACAACAACTGCTGCGTCTGCTTCATTCGGTTGGCCAGCACCGGCATCGTCTCGATCGAGAGTAACAACGACGACCGGGTGAAGACGCTGTTCGAGGTCGAGGGCCGTGTGACGGTGCTCGAAGCGCAGATGGTCATCGCGTTCCAGCGGACCACGACCCTGTCCACCGACCTGGCTAACCTGCAGGCGCGGCTCAAGGACATTCCGCGTCCCGAGACGATCCGCCAGCTGCAGCGCGACGCATCGCGCACCAGGCGCCTTCTGAACCTGCCCGACGAAGCCCGCGGTTATTTCTACGATCCGGGTCTGGTGAAGGACCAGTGGGCGCTCGACAACGCCCTGTGGCTGGCACGGGTCGCCGAGGGCATTCGTTTCGCCTTCGCCGCCGAGAGAGACGAGCGCCTGGAGGTGCTGAACCCTGGTCAGGCGGGCATCCGCATCGAGCAAGACGTGCTGATGCCCGCGTGGACAGAAAAGGTGCGCGTCGAAGTCGATGGCGCCGGCGCGACGAAGAACATCAGCCAACAGGTGCACACCGTCACTACAGCGGTTGCGCGGCAGGTGGCGCGTTCCTCGGTCAACTACGGCCCGACCGTCGCCATGTGCGACAACGTTGCCGAGTGGGCCCAGATCGGCACGGCGCGCGAGGGGCAGACGTTTCAAGCTTCCGGGGAGACGTTTGAAAAGATCGGCGTCATTGACGCCAGCTTTGCCGGCGCTGCAATCGACACGTCGATCTTCAGCGCCATCCACGGCTCGGCTTACGGCGCTAACGACGTCATCGTGCACAACAGCCAGGTGACGGAGAGCGGCAACCGCCAGATCTATGCCGCACGCTCAGTCGAGGTTTCCAGCTGGACCGAGACATACTGGGACTACGTCACCGAGAATTTCGGGATCAACGGCAGTGTCTACGCGCAGACGTTCCTCTTGACCCAGCCGATGGTGCTGACCTCGGTCGAGCTGAAATTTGACCGGGTCGATACCGATGGAGCGGTGACGCTGTTTCTCTGCGAGGTGTCGAACGTCGGCACGCCGATGTTCGAGCGCGTGATCGCGCAGTCCACCTTGCAGCCTTCGGCGATTGCCAAGGGCTGGGCCCGCTTCCCGTTCGTCCCGCGCTATCTCGCGCCCGGCAAGCGCTACGCCTGGGTGTCCGTCACCACGGGCAACTACTCGCTGCACACGGTCACCGGCTCGGCCTTCACCCAAGGCACGCTGTTCTACTCGACGGACGGCGCGTGGTTTGGCGGCTCGCAGGAGGAGGACTTCTGCTTCCGTCTCAACGCAGCCGACTTCACCGTCAATCGTGCCACGGTCGAGTTCGACCCGCTGACGCTCGAAAACGGCATGACCGAGATCAAGCTCATTTACGAGTCGTGGGCGCCGGAAGGCACTTCCATGATGTGGGAGGTCAAGCCGTCTGGTTCCGACAACTGGTCCCAGCTTGCAGCGGAGACGGCGGAAAACCCGAACCCGCTTCGCGGCCTACCGGCCCTGTGTCAGCTTCGCCTGACGCTGATCGGGACCAACGGCATTGCGCCTGCGATCATCCTGAATACGAAGGCCCGCGGCCTGACGCGGCGTCCCCGCGGCGATGCCCGCGCCATCAGCAAAGTGCTCAACTTCGGCTATTCGACCACGTCGATTTTGGTGGAAGTGACGCTTGACCAGTTTGACGAGCTTTACCACACGGCGGTTCCCAAGATCGTCATCGGCAGCACAACCTACACGGCTGGCACCGTATCGATGGCGCGCGACCTATCCAAGGTGACGCGCCGCCTGCTTACGGCAACCTTCACGGTGCCATCCACGCCCTCGGCGCGGCTGCAGATCGACATGGCGACGACGACCACACAGGCCGTGCCATTCGTCGAAAACGTCTCCCTCTTCGCGCTTTAGGAGCGGCCTGCATGGACATGTTCCAAATTGATCACGCTGCTGAATATCGCGTTGACCTTGCCAAGCCTATCATGCGCGGCCCCTTCAAGATGCTGCCGCGCGACAAGCACACGATGACTGGCGCCGTCCTGCTGGAAATCACAAGTAAAAATGGGTGGGAGGTCATCGCTGATGCCAATCTCACCTAGTATCCCGGAGCCGGAAAGCGATTATCTCGCGCCGGTCGACATGCTCCTTAGCCGCGAGGTGTGGGATGCTGTATTTGCGAGCGTCGGCCAGCGATTGCGCGAGCTGGAAGCGCAGCGAACTGACTTACAAGAGACGATTGACTATCTGACCGAGCAGGCGCTGACCGTCATTTCGGCGTCCATTACAGACGAAATCGACGCGCGCCGGGCCGACCTAGTCGCTCTCGAGGCGCAGTTTCTGGCGGTTTCAGACGCGTACATCGAGCTAATTTCCGGCGGTGTTTACGCAGACGGCATCCAGATGCGGACGCCGCTTTCGGGCACCGTCCAGGCCGCGGTTGTCGCGATGCAACTTCAGCTCGCGAACATGAAGAAAATCACGGTCGCGTCCCTCTTTTTCGGAGCCTCATAAATGGCGCTTCCCGTCTTCGCGCTTATCGCGACCGCGAACACATGGACGCAAGTCCACGCCGTCACGACCGGCAAAACGAGCACGTTCTCGATCAATGTGGCCGGCATTGCCGCGTGCAAGGTCAAAGTCGCCCTGACGACGGGAACCGTCGTAGGTGCCGCGAACGTGCTGCCGGCTCACACAATCGAATCGCTCGTCACACTGCCGATCGGCGGCGTGCTGGAGCGCACCGGCATCACCTTGCCCGCCGACTGCAAGGTCTGGGTTCAAGCCGACGTGGCGAATGCCGCGTCCGTCGCTGTCTATGGAATTGAGGAGTAACGGCGATGGGTCGCAATCTCGCAGCACCGGCGATCATCGGTCGCGCGCCGACTTCTAACGGCTTCGCAAGGCGGAAGATCATCGACACGACAGGGGCTTATAGCTTTGCCCTGCCCACCGACGTAACAGAGTGCGACGTTGCTGTGTTCGGTGGCGGTGGGTCCGGCGTCTTGGTCGCCGCAGATAATAACAATTACGTCACTCCTGGCGGCGGCGCGGGCGGCGGTTTTGCGCGCAAGCGCTTCAGGAACATAAACGGCGGCACGATCTCAGGCGTTGTCGGGCTTGGAGGTCCGGCCCCTTCTGGCGCAAATCCAAACAGCACGATTACTTCCGTCGCCGGGGTCGCTGGCGGCACCAGCACCGCTGTTTTTTCGGGGTCGACCTTGACCGCGACAGGCGGCGCAGGCGCGTCTTTGACACCCGGTGCGCCAGCAACAGGTGGCGTCGGCAGCGGCGGCGATGCTAGCGCTGCCGGCGGCAGGGGCGGCGCAACATTGACTTCGGAGGCTAATTCTCATGCCAACCGGGGGCCAGCGGGCGGCGGTGCATCGGGGTCTCCTTTCGGAACAGGAGGCGACGGCACCCCTGCTATCTCGACTGTGCTCAGCCCGGGGTATTTGGCCAACGGAGCCGGTGGCGCTTGGGGCAACAACGCCCCCATTCTTGCCGCGGCTGCACAAGGAACAGTCGTCCTTTGCGGCGGGACACCCTTGGGCGCAGGCGAAGGCGCTGCAATGTTCAGCAACCCGGCCAGCAGCATTTTCCTTGCCCCGTTCGGAACGGGAACCATGCGCGTGATGACAGGGCCTAGCGGCAGCACCTATATCAACGAAGCGGACGTTCCGATCCTGACGCCGTGGTGGGACATCGAGGATCTATATTCCACGAGCCCGTCCGGTTGGTATCAGCAGTCCTCAGGCTTGATCATCCCTTGGCCCGGAGGACTCGGGGCAGGTGCCAGCACCCGCTCTGGCGATCCAACGAGTGTTACGTGTGCAAAGGCGGGTTTTGGCGGGGGTGGGCCGGGCTATCGGGTCGCTGACTCTGCTAGGAACATTCCCTTCGGCGCTCTGCCAGGGGTCGGCGGCGGTAGCGGCGGCTTTCTGTCCCCCCGGCAGTCATCCCCGACTATCCCCGCAACCCTATACGGCATTCCCGGCGGCAACGGCTGCGTCATCATCTGGTACTGAGGAGATCACCATGTTTGCTCGTATCGAGAATGGCGCCGTCGCCGAGATTATCGACTTCAACCCGGCGGGGCTCTACCCGCCGGAATTTGTCTGGGTCGAATGCCCGGCTGATACCGAACAAGGATCGACCTTCGATCCCGCAACGGGCGTCTTCACGCCGGACCCAACGCGCTCGGTGGTGAGCGCAGGCGACGGCCAGCCCGCCGAGCCCGCCGAGCCGCCTGCGCCCCCGCGCCGGCTCAAGCTGACGCCCGCCGAGTTCCGCAACAGCTTCTCGGCCTTCGAGGAAGTGGCGGTCGTCGACTTTGCGGCGACGGTCGACGCCGAGGACTCGGCGTATATCGCGACGCTTCGCAAGGTCGTCGGCGTGTTCTTCGACCGGCTGAAGGACCCGCACCTGACGACGGTCGACCTTGAGGACCCGCGCAATCTGTTGGGCCTTGATCTCCTTGTCGGCGTCGAGATCCTAACGGGCGAGCGTCGCGAGCAGATCGCGGCGGGACTGCCGACCTAACGATGCCCGCCGCCGTAGACCACTGCACCGCCTTCATCGAAGGGTGGTGGGCCGCTTGCTGCGCCAACCATGACCTCGGCTATGCCGAGCAGATCGGCCGCCTCGTTGCCGACGACCGGCTTTGGTCGTGCGTCACGCACTCGCTGCCGGCGATGGCCGCCGACAATCCCGTCATCGCGGCGGTCGCAGCCGCAGGGTCCGCGGTGATCGGCGGCGTCATGTGGCTCGCTGTCCGCGTCTTCGGCGGGCGGTTGTACGATCAGGCCAAGGGGGTAGAACGGGCCAAAGACACGCCGCCGCGCTAGCCACCTCGCGGGATAAGGCGATGACGATTTGCAATCTCCCGGTTATACCGTGTCAACGCGCGTAAACCGGGGGCCGACATGGCGGGCACTGACTTTCTGCATGGCGTCGAGGTCATCGAGATCGATGATGGCCCTCGCCCGATCCGGACCGTTCGCTCGGCCATCATCGGCATCATCGGCACCGCGCCCGATGCAGACCCCGTCGCATTCCCGCTGAATAAGCCGGTGTTGATCGCCGGATCGCGCCTTGAGGCGTCGAAGCTCGACGTGTCGCTCACGGGCACCCGGCTGGGCACGCTGCCGAACGCCGTCGACCTCATCCTCGACCAGATCGGCGCGGCCATCGTTGTCGTGCGCGTCGAGGAGGGGACAGCCGGTGCCGGCCAGGCTGCGGGGACGCTCGCCAACATTCTCGGAGGCGCTGCCAACGGCTCCTATCAGGGCGTGCACGCGTTCCTCGGCGCACAGTCGGCACTTGGCGTCGCCCCGCGCATCCTTCTTGCGCCTGGCTTTACCGGCAACCGCCCGGAAGATCCCGACAATTCCGGAACCTTCCTTGCCAACCCGGTCGTGTCGGAACTAGTCGGTATCGCCGAACGCCTTCGCGCGATCATTGTGGCGGACGGTCCGAACTCCAACGACGCGGCCGCCATCGCCTACACCGGCGATTGGGGCTCCAAGCGCGTCTACGTCGTGGACCCCTTTGTGAAGGTCCAGCGCGGTACGGCCATCGTCAATGAGCCGGCATCGTCCGCCGTCGCCGGCCTCATCGCCAAGATCGACAATGACCGTGGCTTCTGGTGGAGCCCGTCCAATCAGAACATCAACGGCATCCTCGGCACGGCTCGCCCGATCGACTTCGCCCTCGGTGACATCAACAGCCGCGCCAACTTTCTTAACGAGGCGAACGTCACGACCATCATCCGCGAGGACGGATACCGGTTGTGGGGCAACCACACCTGTTCGTCGGATGAGAAGTACACCTTCCTGAACGTCGTCCGCACGGCCGACATCATCAACGACAGCATCCTGCGGGCGCATCTGTGGGCCGTCGATCGCAACATCACCAAGACGTACATCGACGATGTCGAGGAGTCGGTGAACGCCTACATCCGCACCCTCGTCGCCATGGGCGCGATTGCTGGCGGTCGGTGCTACGCGGACCCAGACCTGAACAGCCCGGCCAGCATCGCCGAGGGCAAGGTGTGGTTCAACGTCGAGTTCACGCCGTACTACCCGGCCGAGCACGTCATCTTCCGCTCGCGCATCACCAATGACTATCTCGAGGATATCGTCTGATGGCTCGGCTTCCGCGGCTTCTCAAGCATTTCAACCTCTACATCGACGGCGAAGACTACGCGGGCCGGGCCGACGCGCTGACGCCGCCTGCGCTGGCCTTCACGATGGAGGATCATCGCGCGGGCGGCATGGACGGCGTGGCGCGGCTCGAAATGGGCATGGAAGCCATGACCATGACCTTCATCATCTCGGACGCGACGCCGGCCCTCATCTCGCTGATGGGCCGGTCTTCTGTCCCCCTGGTCGCGCGAGGTTCCGTACAGGCTCAAGGTGTGGTGAAGCCCGAGCCTGTCGTCATCAACACGCGCGGCTTCTTCTCCGGCATCGAGTTCGGCGAGTGGCGCGGCGCGAACAAGGCGGTACAGACGCTTACGGCTGAACTGGAATATTTCCGATACCGCCAGTCCGACGTCGAGCACTGCGAAATCGACGTCATTAACATGATCCGTAAGTTCGGCGGCGTCGACCAGCTTGCCGAGCACCGGGCCAACATCGGCCTCTAGGCCGTCTCTTACAACAGGAGTCGGCATTGTCGACCAAGGTATCGCACACGCTGAAAGAGTCCGTCCTCGTCGAGGGCGTCGAGCGCAAGACCATCGAAATCCGTCGCCTCAAGGGCAAGGATCTTCGAGCGATGGGCGACGACAACGGCAGCAACGTCGACAAGCTTCTGAACACGATTCAGCGTCTATCCGGGTGGCCGCCGGAAGCGATGGACGATCTCGACGCCGCTGACATCGAGGCGATTGGAACTATCGTCGAGGGTTTTATGGGTCGGAAGCGGCGAGCCTAGAGGTCGTCGAAGAGATGATGGCGAACATCGCCGTCGTCTTTCACTGGCCGCCTTCCGAGATGTACGAAATGGACGTCGCGGACCTCAAGCGATGGCACGAAAGAGCGAAGGCGAGGGCGCCCAAGCGCGGCAAGGGGTCCTAGGTGGCACGCACTACAGTCGACGTCGTCCTCAGTGTTGTCGACCGCATCACGGCTCCGATCAACGCCATTCAGCGCCGTATTGATCGGCTGACCGCGCCTGTTCGTCGCGTGGCGAAAGTCATCGGCGACATGGGCCGCGCCGCGGGCATCGACAAACTGGCAAGCCGTTTCTCTCACCTCGGATCTGCAGTCTCCAACGTCGGCCGTCACGTCTCGACGTTGGCGCTCGGCTTCGGCGGACTCTTTGCGCTTGGCGCCGGGGCTGGGCTGTCTCAGTTCATCAGCGTCAATTCCGAATTCGAGAAGTTCGGCACGGTCCTTGAGACCGTCCTGGGCAGTGCGGATAAGGCGAAGTCGTCTCTTGCATGGATTTCCGAATTCGCCGCGAAGACGCCCTATGACCTGGCGGGTGTCACCGAGGCCTTCGTCAAGCTGACGTCCTACGGCATCAAGCCAATCGACGGCGCGCTGCTGTCAGCCGGCAACGCCGCTGCCGCCATGGGCAAGCCACTCAATCAGGCCGTCGAGGCACTTGCCGACGCCATGACAGGCGAGAATGAGCGGCTGAAAGAGTTCGGCATCACCACTGAAAAAATCGGAAAAAGGATCAAATACAACTGGGTTGAAAACGGTAAGCAGATGACTGCTTTCGCCGAGAAAAACTCGCGGAAGCAGATCGAGGCCGTCATTACCGGCATCTGGAATCGCCAGTACAAGGGGGCAATGGACAAGCTCTCGACCACTTGGGAGGGCATGACGTCCAACCTTGGCGATCAGTGGGCGCGCTTCATGCTCAAGATCGGCGATGCCGGCGCCTTCAAGAACCTGTCTGGCATCCTTGAGGACGTCCTCGGGTGGTTCGACCGCATGAATGCCTCCGGCAATCTCGACGTCTGGGCAAAGAGCATTTCTGACAGCATCTCGGGTGTGGCGGATCAGTTCCGTGAGTTCTTGCTGGGATACGACGTCGTCGGCGACAGCTTGAAGGACAGCTTCCATGTGCCCGGCTTCCTTGACGAGTTCCCGCGCCACCTGAAGGACTTCACGGCGACGCTCGGCAACGTGGCGACTGGATTCAAGGACTTCTACGCCGCGATGAAACCTGCCATCGACTTTGTCGGCGGGCCGGGCAATGCCGCGCTGATCGCGATGGGCGCAGTCACCTTCGGCCCCCTCCTTGCGTCGCTGGCTTCCCTTGGCGTGGCCTTCGCCGGCCTGCTGCTGGCGGTGAGCGCGCCCGTGTGGGCCGTCCTCGGCGTTCTCACGCTACTTGGTAGCGCCGTGTATGTGCTGTATCAGAAGTGGGATGAGTTCTCGGCATACTGGTCGAATCTGTGGACCCGCGTCAGCAACGCGTTCGACCAATCGTGGACGACTGGTGTCATTGCCGTCCTGAACGAGTTCAACCCGCTCAAGCACGTCATGGTCGGCATGAAAGCGCTCATCGAGTATTTCACTGGCATCGACCTGTTGGCGGCAGGCGACCGGATCATCAGCAGCTTCATTGACGGCTTGGCAGAGGGGCTTCGCGACGGCATCGCCCGCCTGACAGCGGAAATGCCCGACTGGCTGAAATCGAGCCTCGGCACTGAGGTGAAGGCGCCGGTGGTCGCCAACTATGGCGAGTCCCTTCTCGGCGCCGCTGGCGTCGCGCAAAGCCAGTATGGGGCAGACGGCAAGCTCATCGAGCCCGCGCAGCCGCAGCGTATCAGCCTGCCGCCGGTGCCGGACATGCCGGCCTTTGATGCCTCGAATACGTTCGTCGATGCGTTAGCGCTTGCGATGCCGGAAATGCCGTCGAAAATCGACATCATCATGCCCGACGTCAGCCCGGCGAGCATCGCGCCGCCGGCCATGGACGTTGCGCCGACTCCGGCCCCGAGTGCCTACAGCGGCAGCCTACTCGGCAGCCAGGGCGTGCCTTTGTCGGGCCTGCCACAGCAGGGCGGCGGCAATATGCAGACGGGGGAGATTGACGCCGGGTCGGTGTCGGTCGGTACGGCGACGTTTCCCGAGCCCATCATCGCGAACCAGCCGCAGACGGTAAATGCACCCTTCAATGTCGGCGGCGTTAGCATCACCGGTACCGGCTTGAGCGCCGTCGAGGTGCAGGCGGCCATCAATGCGGCCATGTCCGGGGCCGCGGCGCGCCATGCGGCGGAAATCCGCTCCGCGCTGGAAGACTGAGGGAGGGTAGCCATGCTTGTCATGATGGGCCTTGGCCCCTTCCGGTTCGGTCTCGACACCGCAGCGTATCAGACGCTTACTCGGCAGACGGAGTATCGTTGGGAGAGCCAAGAGCGTATCGGCCGGCACCCGGCCATGCAGTTCATCGGCGAGGGACACACGACCATCGACCTCGACGGAACGATACTGCCGCTCTTCCGTGGCGGCCTGTCTCAAATCGACCGAATGAGAGCGGTTGCCGGAACCGGCACGCCGCAGTTCTTGGTGTCGGGCCGCGGCAAAATTTTTGGACAGTTCGTCATCATGAGCGTGAGCGAGACGCAGACGGTCTTTTTGCCCAACGGCGTCGCGCGCAAGCTCGAGTTCGCCGTGCAGCTCATGTCCTACGGGCCAGATAGGGGATTCTAGTGGCCGACACTTACATTGCGAGCGATGGCGATATGATCGATGCGATCTGCTGGAAGCACTACTCCAAAGGGCAGCAGCCGCTTGCCGTCGAGCGCGTCTATGAGGCGAACCGCGGCCTAGCGGATCTCGGCCCGGTCTTGGTTGCCGGAACCGTCGTCATCCTTCCCGACCTTCCTGCGCCGGCGGCAACTCCGATCGTCAGGATTTGGGGATGACGCCGTTCTGTCGCATCACTGCCGGTGGCGTCGACATCACGGGCTCGCTCACCGACCGCCTCATGTCGATAGAAGTGCGCGACGAGGCCGAGGACAAGTCGGACCGCGTGACGATTACTCTCGACGACCGCCCGCGCTTCGCCGACAACGCTGTTGTTGCTATGCCGGCGTTCGGGCTGACGGTCTCGGTCGAGATGGGCTATCGCCAAGGCGCAAGCCGGAACATGGGGTCTTACTTTATCGACAGCATCGACGTTGCATCCCCGCCGCGGACGCTGACGATTGAGGGCAAGCCAGCGAACATGCCGTCGTCGTTCCGAACGCCGCGCAGCGAGTCCTACCACCAGATGACGGTGCAAGAGATCATCGAAAAGGTGGCGTCGCGGAATGGCTTCACAGCGACGGTTGATCCCGACATCGCCGATGTCGTCGTCCGCCACGTTGACCAGATTGGCGAGTCCGACATGAAGTTCGCGGCCCGCGTGGCTGGGGGTCATGACGCAGTCGCAAAGCCGGTTGCCGGACGCCTCGTCGTCGGCAAGCGAGGCACCGGCAAGGCGGTCACCGGCGCGGCGTTGCCCGTCATCACCCTGGCGGAGTCCGACTGCGCACAGTGGAAGTTCAGCTATTCGGCGCGAGACGAGCCGGGCGAAAGCGGCAAGGACATGGGAGCGTCTGAGTCTGCTGGGCAGCAAGCGGCCGGCGACAGCCGGTTGCCCGAAGTCGTTCAGTTTGTCGGCGGCGGTACATCGGCTCCCGCCGGCCCGGACAGCGCGTCCGGCAAGAAGGGCGGCGTCCGCGCCTACTGGACTGACATCCGCACCGGCGAGCGCAAGGAGGTGACGGTTGGCGCCGAGCCGTTCCACGACCTCCGGCACACCTATCACAACGAGGCCGAGGCGAAGGCTGCCGCGTCGGCGACAAAAAATAAGGCGGCCCGTGGCAAAGCGTCATTCTCCTGCACTATCGGCGGCCGGGTCGACGTGCAGGCAGAGGCCATCCTTATCGTACCGTTCCGCGTGTACATGCCAAGCAAGTGGCGGATCAAGTCGGTTGCGCACCGCTTCGAGCCGGGCGGCGGCTACACGACCGGCATAGACGCCGAGCTGTTTGATGATGCTGCGGACGACACGTCATCGAGCGTCGGCAAGACTAAGCCGACCAAGGACGACACGGTCGACAACGATGCGCCGAAGGCCGCCAAGAAGAGCAAGACGAAGGGCGGGGCGGGTGGCGCAGCGCCAGGCGAGACCGTCATCACGTTCTAGGCGATGACATACGGCAAACGAAGTCCGGTTGTCATATGCTAAACGTCATCAAACAAATGGCCCGTGCGTATGCTTCGGCGACGGGGTCCTTGCGCGAGGTCACCATGGACGCATCCAGCTTCTTCACAGCCATTCGCAGCCGACCCTTCGGCGGAGCGCTCACGCAAGGGGCCGTTGACGGCATCAATGCCATCTTGCCGGCCTTCGCAACGTACGGCGACAGCGATGAGCGCAAGCTGGCATACATCCTCGCGACTGCCTTCCACGAATCCGACCGCTTTCAGACCATGCGGGAATATGCGTCTGGCGCTGCCTATGAGGGCAGGGCGGATCTCGGGAACACGTTAGCGGGTGATGGGCGGAAGTACCGCGGCCGCGGCTTCGTGCAGATCACCGGCCGCCGGAATTACACAGACTGGTCGAAGCGGCTGGGGCTTGATCTCATCGTCAATCCCGACCTGGCGGAGCAGCGCCCGATCGCTGCGCGCGTCCTTGTCGAGGGGATGATGCTCGGCACCTTCACCGGGAAAAAGCTTGGCGACTACATCGGCGATGACAAGGCCGATTATGCAAGCGCGCGCCGCACGGTGAACGGCACCGACAAGGCCGACATGATCGCCGGCTACGCCAAGTCCTTCGAAGCCGCGCTGACCGTTGCCGGCTTTGGCGAGGCAGTTGAGACGCCCTCCGATCCGGTGATCATCACCGCGCCCGCACAGGAGCCTGCCATGCCCGCCGTCCAGCCGGGAGCATCGGTTTCGCCGACCCCCTCCGCACCGTTGCCCGCTAACCCGTCGCCCACTCCCGTTGAACAGTCGAGCAAGTCTCTCGGCGCTGGCAAGTGGACAGGGATCGTAGGCACCGTCTAGACGACGATCTCGGCCTACCTGATGTCGACGCCTTCGGTGCCGGAGCAGTACCGCGACCCGGTGTTGTTGGCGGGTATCGGCACGCTTCTGACGACGCTTGCGAGCATCATCGGAGCCTATGTCGCGCCTCAGAATGCGGTGCCTGTGAAGGGTAGCTGAACGTGACTCCTTCAGACTGGGCCGCGGTCCTCACCGCCATCGCCGGCTGCTTCGGCGTCTTCGGGGCAGGCATCCGCTGGTATCTCATCCGTATCGACACGAGAGCGTCAGCCGAACTCGACCGGCGCGACAAGCTCCGTGCCGAGGAAATCGAGAGGCAGGATGAACTTCGAGAAGAACTTCGATCCGACATGCAGCGCCGCATCGACGAGCTGCTGAAGACGGTCAACCTGCAGCGCGCGCTCATCAACGGCTACATGCGGCACGTGAAGGCGCTGGAAAAAATGATGATCAAGGCAGGGCTGGAGCCCCCGGATATCGATCTGGACGAACTGCTGAGGGAATTGCCATGAACCGTCACGACAGAGGCGCGCTGGCCATTGTGCTGGATCTGCTGATCATCGTCATGTTCGCGCTCAGCCTCGGCGGCGTAGGCTTTCAGATCTACGCGTTCAACCAATATCGAGCGGATGTGCAGGGGAACCGGGCGCTTTTGTGTGAGGCGCCTTCGCTCGTCAACGAGCGGTACTGTCGTGATCTGCGGCAGGGGGCGATGCGGACCGGGGATTAGCCCGCCTTGAACCCTTTTGCAGAGCCCGAGCCGCCGTCGCCCATCCGTATGCGGTCTGCTCGGGTGGGTTCAGGATTACGAAATGCATGCTGAAAAACGCGCTTCAGCGCTTTACATCGAATTTCGGAATCGCTCTTTTCATATATTCGTCAAACATCGGAACAGTAAATTCTGTATCTCCGTGTGCCGGTGAATATATCATTCCCTTTCTGATTAGATTCCCCCGTGTCGGTGCGACGCTTGTGGTTTTGACACCGAGAGTCTCGGCAATATCTCCAGAGCGAAACGATCCACTGCCCAATTCCGCGAGAGCCCTCATATATTTCTTCTCAGAAGGCGTGCATCTTTCAAATCTAACTTTGAAGAAACTCTCATCTAGAGTTGCTAAAGCGTTATTATGCGCAGCAGTGACATCCCTCGCTCTGATCACGTCGTCAGATGCTATATTCCAAGCCTCGTAGGACCATTGCTGCAAAAAATATGGATAACTGTTAGTAACTTTTAAAATTTGATTGATTGCACCTTGTTCGAAGCGAACTCCTTCTGATTTGGCCGGGTTCACGATCGCGTCAATAGCGTCCCGCTCTGACAGTGCGCCAATTTTTGGGTAGGTAAATAGTCTCTCGGCGTAGGATTTCGAGTTGCCCGCAAGCCCTAAAATCTGCGGAAGTCCAGCGCCAATTAATATAACAGGAAGTGAATATTGGTTTATCCGGTGTATCGACATAATTAGAGAGCTAAATTCCTTTTCGCTCAAATACTGCATTTCATCAATTAGAATTGCTACAGCCGTTTTTGATGCGGCGGCTGCCTCAGCGAGCGCTAACATCAATTCCGGGAGATCGGCTTCAATATCCCCGCTGTCAGCAGTACCCGCTTCGGCATCAATCCCAATCTCAATGTCATTTACGGTCACCTTGAGTCCGCTTAGAAAGCTCTTTAAAACCATTAGAGCCCTTCTCGCTTTATCCTTTGCTCCGGCCACCGTGCTAAGCGCGTATAAAGTTTGGCGGACACCTGGGATGAGCAGTTCTGGAAGCGTTTTGCCTTCGTGGGCCTCTATAAAGATTGTCCGAATTTTCTCGGCCTCGGCGATATGCTTAATGCGCACAAGCAGAACCGTTTTCCCAACGCCGCGGAGGCCGACCATAATTGGACTTTGCGACGGACGCCCTATAAGCAAACGGCGCAAAGCGACTTGCGCATTCTGGATCACGTCTTTCCTCCCAGCCAATTCTGGCGGGGGGCTGCCTGCTCCGGGAGCGTAAGGGTTGCGTACAGGATCCATACTGAAGTTATCCATTTATAGCAAGATTCCGCTATAAGTAGCTAACTTCACTCCATATGCAATCGCCGTCAGTCGCAGAACGAGTGATTTCTGCCGTGATCTAAATCAGCGTCCTCAAGCCGCCGTCGCCGTCCACCGATGGCGGCGGCTTTCGTCGTTTCAGGTTTGCGCATCCGAGCCAATTGCCAGCGCAGCAAGATAGGCCTCCTCGGCTTCCGCCCGCGTTAGTAGGAGCGCCGCGTCGATCGGGATATCTTCGGCTAGCGCGATTATCTGGGCGTGAAATTCGAGTAAGTCGCGCAGGTTCTCGTAAGCAGCTTGGGCATTGTCGCCGAACAGCGTTCTGAGGGGCATGGCCTCACTCCCACAGCAAGTCGCGACGTGCGACCGATCCCAGTGGCTCGTTTGCTTTCTCAGGACTTCTCGCCGGTCTCGCGCTCAATCCGCGCCACGTCCTCAGCTTCCGAGTCCTCGATGTCTTCCGCCTCGATGTCATTACTGTCCGCAATGAGGGCGGGGCTGGCAAGGTCGTACTCGGCCGGCCACTCCCCGTCCGCAATGATCCCTCGCATGTGATTGTGCGCGAGGTCGACTAGTGCGGCAGCAACTTCGCTGCCCGACCAGCCGGCAACGCGCGCCTGATACACCAAACCCTGAAACGCGGGCTCGATTGCGAACTGGCATTCAAGCGGGCGGTCGGGATAGTCGTTGGCGATTCTGGGCGAGGCGATGGTCAT